ATTCGTTTGTCATCACCTAATCCGTATGTTTTAAAGTGTGATTGAACTTCCTCTAAACTAATGGCTATCGGACCAACAGAATTGTGTGTGTATTGATCTGTATGTCTTTCCCTATCATAACTATGTTTAGCAATTTCAATAGGTTGGAACCCTTCATATGAATCACATACCCAAATATTTTTATCCTGAAAAACATGACTTAAAAATATTGAAAATCCACCCCTCCAAACACCACACTCTACTATATCCCCATCTACTTTGGATATTTCAGAATGATGGTTGAATATCGTTTTAAATTCATCGGGACGAACCATCGTAATTTTGTTATCAATGAGATGTTTTATTAAATCTTCATAACTTGTAATTGTATCCATCTTATTTATTTTTTTTAGGTTTTCTAATGTAATCCAATATAATGTTAAATGACCCAAGACTAATTACTCCCCACCCAAAATATTTAACCAATTCAGGGTCAGCACCTTTTAATCCATATTTTTCAATTAAGATTCCCGTAAGAATCAACATCACATAAATGACTTGTTTTATTTTCATATTCAATATTTTTACTAATATACGGAATTATTATTAAAAATCCAAATAATTATCAATATGGTACACATTAATAATCAAAGTTTTCCAGCCGAATATCTAACCACATCAGAAGAGAAACAAAGAGGTATGATGGGTAGAGATAGTTTAGAGGGTTGTATGGTATTCAAAATGGGTAGAGGTCACCATACGTTTTGGATGAAAAATTGTTTAATACCACTTGATATTGTGTTTGTTATGAATAATCGAATCAGTCACATACACCCAAATTGTGAAGTTCCTGATTCACATAGAATGAACCCACCGAAATACACCGGTATGGGTGACCACATTATTGAATTCCCCGCGGGAACATCCAAAAATTGGAGAGTTGGTGACCGAGTTGCTATGTATTTGGGGACTCCTCAGAATCCAGTACGACCATCTTATTCATAAACTCATACTTCACTCTTGGTTTTACCTTTTCAAACACCCAAAAATAACTATGGTATTTTCTCGCGTGTTCTTGTTTAGTCCATTTGGTACCAAAACTATTAATTCTCACGTTTGAATTTAAAATAAACAAATCTCTTGGGTAGAACCCTATTTCCATGGCCATATTCATAATCAAACAATGTGAGAAGTGGTTCTTACCACCGGATACCGTGTCTTGACATTTCATGACCACATGACCACCTTTCTCACAAATTCTGTATAATTCCTTCAACGTGTTGTAATAGTTGACTGTGAGGTCGTTATATGTGTTGTAACCCTCAAACCTTTTAGCCATAATAGAACTACCATCTTTATTATCTCTATAGGTTTTACCAGCAATAACAAATGGAGGGTCGTACATTATATTTTTCATTGATCCGTCCCCAAATGGTAAATTCTCAGAACTTGCTTGAACTACGTCTTCATTCACAGGATACAAATCAGATTTAAACTTTGGGGATGGTAGGTCTTTCCAAAATGCTCCCTTAGAATAGGTACAATCCAAATCGAATTGTTCTATATTATATAAAAACATGATGTTTTTAATCGTGTCAAAATTTGAATTGTAGACACTTTTTACTGGTTTGAAATCTTTATCCATCACTTCTATTGATTTTTTGTTTAAAATTGTTTATACTTTATTAAAATATAGAGAATAAATTTCGATAAAACAAAATATTTATAAAAAAACAACAACTATGGGATGCGGATGTAAAAAACCAAAGCAAGAACAACCTACTCAACCTCCGGTTTCGATTAGGTTAACGGAAGTACAACAAACTACGAGTCAACCAACTCCACAAGCAACAAGTACTAATAATCAATAATTAATATTATATCATCTATTCTTAGGTGATATTTTTTATAATAAGGGTATATAAAAATTTATATATATAATACAATATGAAAGTAGAAATGAAATTAACAAGTGTACATGTCTTAGATGGTATTTACAAAAAATTTAAAATAAACGCAATAGATGGTAGCATTAATCTTCAAAAATTAGTAAATCGTTCTTTGGATTTATATGTTAAGGATGAAAAATTTAGAGACACGATTAATAACTATACCGATTTAGCGGTGAGTGGTTCAAAATATTAATATGGGTAAAAAGAAAATTTTATTATTATCGGATGATTTAAGAATGACAAGTGGTATTGCTACTATGTCAAAAGAAATAGTACTTGGTACTGTTGATAAATTTGATTGGGTTCAATTGGGTGCTGGTGTTAATCATCCTGAGTCTGGAAAGATTATAGATTTAAATGATGATGTAAGAAAACGGACTGGTGTTAATGATGCTAATGTAAAAATTTACCCAAATAACGGATATGGTGACATTTTTTTATTACGAAAATTAATTAAAGATGAGAAACCAGATGCAATTTTACATTTTACCGACCCACATTATTGGGAATGGTTATATGATTCTGAGCATGAAATAAGACAACTTGTACCAATTCTATATTATCATATTTGGGATAACTTACCAGACCCATCTTACAATAGAAATTATTATGAAAGTTGTGATTGGTTAGGATGTATTTCTAAATTAACATATGGTATTGTTAGTAGGGTTGGGGGTTTAACAACCAAACCTTCTTTTAAACCATTAGAGAAATGGCAAGTTAGTTATGTTCCTCACGGTATCAATGAAAATATTTTTAAACCATTAGATGGTATTTCAGATGAGGTTAAAAATATTGTCAATGGAACTAAAGAATATGATTTTATTTTATTTTATAACAGTAGAAACATAAGAAGAAAACAACCTTCAGATGTTATCTATTCTTTTAGATTATTTTGTGACAAGTTAACTAAAGAACAATCTAGTAGATGTCTTTTATTAATGAAAACAAATCAAGTGGATAATAACGGTACTGATTTAGGTGCTGTGGTTGATACATTATGTAAGGATTATGATGTTAAAATTTTTGAAAATAAAATAGAACAAGAGACATTAAATGAACTGTATAATATTTCTGATTGTACAATAAACATTGCAAATAATGAAGGGTTTGGTTTGGGTACAACTGAAAGTTTAATGTCGGGAACACCAATCATTGTTAATGTAACTGGTGGTCTACAAGATCAATGTGGATTTCCTTTAACTGCAGATGATTATATTGAGGTTGGTTCGTTACATCAAACAAACAGCGGGGTGACTGGTGAATGGGTAGTACCTGTTTGGCCATCAGCAATTAATTTAAACGGTTCACCAATAACTCCATACATATTCGACGATAGAGTGAATGATGGTGAAGTTGCCGATGCAATTATGACAGTATATAATTGGGGTCGTAAGGGAAGAAAAGAAAGAGGAAAAAAAGGTAGAGAATGGGCAATTGAAAATTTATCATCGAAAATCATGTGTGATAAAATGTCCGAAGGTATTGAAACAACGTTAAAAAACTATAAACCAAAAGAAAGATTTAATTTATATAAAGTAATATGAGTAAACCGATAATTTTATTTAGAGGACCAGTTAAAACAAGAAGTGGTTATGGTGCACATTCAAGAGATTTACTGTGGGCATTAAAAGAAATAGATTTGTTTGATATTAAAATAGATAGTTGTTTATGGGGGTCAACACCGTTAACCGCATTGGAAGATGGTAATGAGTTCCATGAATGGATTGAAGAGAATACCGTTACACAATTTAATGGTCTTCCTGAAATTTACATTCAAGTAACTGTACCAAATGAATTTAAAAGACTTGGTAAATTTAATATAGGTGTAACCGCGGGTATCGAAACAACGGTCGCACCAAAAGATTGGATTGATGGTTGTAATGTAATGGATATGATTATTACAACATCAAATTTTTCAAAAGAGGTTTTATTATCAACTGTTTATAATGAAAATGATAAAAACACAAATAGATTAATTAAACAACATAGAATCGATAAACCGATTAATGTTTTATTTGAAGGTGTAGATAGAAAAATTTATAATAATAATGTAAATGATACTTTTAAATTAGATATTGAAGAGGATTTCGCTTATCTTTTTGTAGGTCATTGGTTAAAGGGAAGTATTGGTCAAGATAGAAAAGATGTTGGTATGTTAATTAAGTGTTTTGTTAATTCTTTTAAAGATGAAATAGATAAACCGGCTTTAATATTAAAAACATCTTCAGCGTCATTCTCGGTTAAAGAACGTGAAAATTTAATCAATAGAATTCAAAAAATAGTTGGTGATGATAAAGTACCAGTATATCTTTTATTTGGTGATTTAAAGGATGAGGAGATGAATGATTTATATAATCACCCAAAGGTAAAGGCAATGGTTTCCATAACTAAAGGAGAAGGTTTTGGTAGACCTCTATTAGAATTTACAATGACAGGTAAACCTGTGATTGCATCTAATTGGTCAGGTCACAAAGATTTTTTACCGATGGATTATGCTGCAATGATTGGTGGTAAATTAACTGATGTGGATGTAAGTGCACAGGACAATTTTATAATAAAGGATTCAAAATGGTTTACTGCAAATTACGATGAATTTATTCATGTATTAAAATTAGTCAAATCAAACTATGATGAGTTTTTGATTAAGTCTGAAAAATTAAGAATTATGAATTCAGAAAAATTTACATTAGATAAAATGAAAGAACTTTTAAAATCTTATATGGAACCACATTCAATTATTTCAAAACAAATTAATTTGATGTTACCTAAATTAAATAAAATTAAATAATATGCCAAGGAAAAAAAAGACATCAACTAAGGTTGAACTTGAAAACACCATTCAATATTTTAGTCCATGTGAATGGGTGGTACAATTTGACAACGACGAACCAGTTGTCTTTACCGAGGCGGATGAAAACTCAACGAACAAAGAAGTTGTAATCACATTAGGTAATAATAGTAATTCATATATAAAATTTACAGATCCAAACACGGGTAAGTTTTTTAAATTATTTGCTAGAGAAAAACTATCATGAAAAAATTTATATTTTTTGAGGGAATAGTTGAAGATACCTATATGTTTAATAACATAGATACTGTTAACGTTGCTGGTGGTGTAAGGAGATTAAGGGCAATATGGACTCGTGAGGCGAATGAAGATTTAAATCAACATCATGGAATTGACGCTGAAGCTGAACTAACAAGAATAATGTCAGAAGAAATTGCGAGAGGTATTGATGAAGATGTAATAAGAACAATAACAAGAAGAATAAATGGTGGCGATAATCATGGTATTGATTATCTTAATCATTGGTTAAGAATAGGAGACAATATAGCATGAAATGTGACAGGCATATTTGGGACACAGATGACATAGAATGGTGTTGGAGGTGTGAAGAATTGACATCAAATGAATATAAAAAAAATCTTAAAAAAACTATGAAGATACTTGTAACTGGTGGTGCAGGGTTTATTGGTTCGAGTTTAATTAAGATTTTAATTAAAGAAGGATATATCGTTCATTCATTAGACAATTACAATAGTGGATTACATGAGAATGAAATCATTGGTTGTAATTACCATAATGGTGATATAGAACAAATTGATTTAATGGATAAAGACTTTGATTTAATATACCATTTTGCGGCATTAAGTAGAATTCAACCCTCATTTAACAATCCATCTGAAACATTTAGAGTTAATGTGTTAGGTACACAACTTGTTTGTGATTTTGCTAAAAAAATTAATAGTAAACTTATTTACTCTGGTTCATCATCTCGTTGGCATAATCCACATATATCACCATACGCATGTTATAAACATATGGGTGAGGAGATATGTAAAATGTATAAAGAGGTTTATAAATTAAACATAGAAATTGCTAGATTTTATAATGTGTATGGTCCAAATGAAATTATGGATAGTGATTGGGCTGCGGTTATTGGACTGTGGAGAAGACAAATTAGAGATGGTCAACCAATAACAATTGTAGGTGATGGTGAACAACGTAGAGATTTCACTCACATAGACGATATTGTTGATGGGTTATATAAACTTGGGTTTACAGACGAGAAACACGAAGACGGTTGGGAGTTTGGTACTGGATTTAATTATTCAATTAATGAAATTTCTCATATGTTGGTAGATAAGTTTGGGTGTGAAGTAAAATACATACCCAATCAAAAAGGTAACTATCAAGAAACTTTAAGAGAGAATAATGATGCATTAAATAAATTAAATTGGAAACCCCAAGATAGGTTAAAACAATATATTAATAGTTTATGAAAATAAGTTACGCAATAACAGTTTGTAATGAACTGGAGGAAATAAAGAGATTGGTTCCATTCCTATTAGAACACAAGAGAATTCATGACGAGATAGTAATATTATATGATGAAAATAATGGTAATAAAGAAATATTAGATTTCTTATTACCATATAATATCAAACCAAATGTACAAACTTGGAGAAGTATTGATTGGAACAACAACTTTGCCGATTGGAAGAATAAATTAAATGATTATTGTACTGGTGATTACATTTATCAAATTGATGCTGATGAAATGATTAGTGAGTACATGGTTAAAAATCTTCATGAAATATTAGAATTGAATCCCAACGTTGATTTAATATTTGTACCAAGAATCAATACTGTTTCAGGTATCACATATGAACATGTTGTTAAGTGGGGTTGGAATCTGAATGAAAAGGGATATGTTAATTTTCCAGATAGACAAGGGAGAATTTACAAGAAAGGTATGAGTTGGTATAATAGAGTACACGAAAGGATTATTGGTGGTAGTAAATTTGCGTCGTTACCTGATGATGAAGAATATTGTATTCAACACCATAAAACAATTGAACGTCAAGAAAAACAAAATAAATTTTACGGTAGTATATGAAAGACAAATATATAGAAAAAGTACTTAGACACGGATCTTCTTGGGTAGGACATGGTTCATTTGCAATGAAATTAGTTGAAACTTACAATCCAAAAGTTGTTGTTGATTTAGGTGTTGATTATGGATACTCCACTTTTTGTTTTGCATACCCTAAAATTGGTGAGGTTTATGGTGTGGATTGGTTTCAAGGGGATATTCATGCGGGACACAGAAACACTTATGATTTAGTTATTGAAATGTATCATGAAATTAAAGAGGAATATGGTATTAACAATGTGGAATTCATAAAAGGAGATTTTAATGATGTTGCAAAAACATGGGATAAAAAAATTGATATATTACATGTTGATGGATTACATACATATGATGCTGTTAAAAATGATTACGAAACTTGGTCTAAATTTTGTCATGACGATTCAATTATTTTATTTCACGATACACTTTCTTTTGCTGACTCCGTTGGTAAATTCTTTAATGAATTAGATGGTTTTAAACTAAATAAAACTGATTGGTATGGTTTAGGTATTTTAACAAAATCGGAAAATATTTTTAATGAGATTTCAACATGGATATAAGTTTTGTGTTAGCTGTTTATAATAGATTAGAATTAACAAAAGAATGTTATAGTAGGTTACGTAAAATCTATCCGAGTGCACCGTTAGTGATTAGTAGTGGTGGTTCATCTGATGGAACTAAAGAATGGTTAGAATCTTTGGATGATGATAACCTGTCATATATTCATGATGATGAGAGATTGACGTTTTCGGACAATTATAATTCGGGTATTAAACTTGTTGATACTGAAAAATTAGTTCTTATACATAATGACATGGTAATTGGTGATGGATTTTTAGAATCAATTGAAAGATTACTTACTCCCGATATGTTATTATCATATACCACAATTGAGCCTCCGATATTTGAAGGTCATAAAAGACCAGGTAAAGTAATATTAGATTTAGGTTCTAACTTTTTGGATTTTGATGACCGTAAGTTTAATGAATATGTTCAGCAATGGAAAGATAGTGATACCCTATATTCAGGTGCAGTTTTCTTTATGAGTGGTTATAAAAAAATGTTTGAGGATGTGGGGGGATTTGATGGGTTTAGTTTTAAACCATGTTTTTGTGAAGATGACGATTTCTTAATTAGAGCAAAACTTAAAGGTTATAAGTTAATGACTTGTGAAAGTGCAATCACATATCATTTTGTTTCCCAAACTTCAAGGTTCAATGATGAGATTAAAAATGATAGACATAAAATTGAATTCAACTCTAATAAAAATTTTATTAGAAAATGGGGTATACCAATCAAATCATTTAATGAGTTAAGATATTGGGAAGATTCTATATTTAAATTTGAAACTTTTAATATGAGTTTAATCACTCGTAATAAAAATAGGTTAGGTCAATTAGAACCCTTTTTTGATAAGATTTTTGTTGGTGACATTCCAGAAGATTATATTAATGAAGAACAACCTAACACGAATTACGATTTAAAATCAAAATTCACGTTTGTTAACATATCTGATGTATTAATATATGAAATAAATGAGTTTACCGACCAAGACATATACACCTTGTATACGTTACGATTGTCTATTCCACATTATGAACCAGGTGAGTATGAGATTGGTAATATGAAAATCGTTATAAAAAAAGATTTTCAGACTCCGAAAGCGTAATTACCAATGTGTTTAATATCTTTACTTAATACAGTGTCGATATAAACATCGTACCCTAACTTCCTAAGTTTAGCAAGAAGATTAAAATCTTCACCATACCAATCTTGACTGTCCTCTTTATATGTGAATTCAAAGTATGGTTTAATTAATTTACTGAACACGTTTGTTTTCATTAACATACATCCCATACCAACTCCTTCGACTTTAACAAGTCCATCTATCTTATCTAGTGGTAACCACGTATCCCAATCACTTACGTCCGTGTATGCGACAGTTTTATCTCCTTTGGTACGTTTCATATAGTTACACGCAATGATGTCCTTATTGTGTTCTAAAAGACGTAATGCGGTGGTTGATGGGAACATCATATCACTATCTAACCACAATACATAATCAGATTTAACTTCTTTAGCTTTCTCTATTAATTTTTCCCTTTGGTTTAATAGAATTGTACTTGAATCATAAAACAAATAGGTATCAATCCCCATTTCTGATGTTGTCTTCATTAATTGTACTAAACAATATGAAAAGTGTGCATGTACCATGTCTCTTGTTGGCACTAAAATTGATAATTTGCAAGTTTTACCGTCCCATATGGAACTGTTATAGAATGATTTACTCATAGTCCTGGTATGTCGTTTGAAATGTCGTCTGATTGATGTGTAACCTCTCTACCCAATTTAACCATCTCCTCAATTCGTTTCATGACCAATTGAAAATCTTTAATAGGGAAGTTACTGATTATTGTGTATGTACCTCTTGAAAAGGAATTGGTTAATAGAATATCAATTGCAGCAATTCGAGCCCATTTTTCAATGAGTGCCCATCTTGATATGGTTTCGTCGTTGTTGAGGATACCCTTTAAGGTATCTTCATTATATTGACTATAAATTTCTAATAAGATTTGTAACTCTTCTCTTTTAGATGATGAGAAGATAGATATGAATTTTAACCACTTAATACGTTTAACGAATGGTACTAGTTTGTCTTTATCAAACCCAATACCATTCCATTTAATGTAATATAGTTCGTATTTACTTGGAAAATTTTTATAATTAATATCCATAATCTGATATTAATATAAGTAAAAAAATTGAAAATGTAAAATTAATATGTGAATGAAGATGACATTCCACCAAAATCGGTACCTTCTTTTGTTGTACCTGAAGCTGCAATATTTGCGTTTTGTGCCACTGAACCCGATAATTTAGAACGATTTACACCTAAAGTTGAGTTTAAACCAACGTTTGTGGCGGCTAGACCCATTGCTCCCGCAATTCTACCCAAACTTATTTCAGATCCTGTCGCTGGTATAACACTAACTAAAGCCATTTCTTATTTAAATTATATTTTATAAATACCTACCATATTTTTTTATCAACATGGTAGGTATAATATTCTTCTATTATTTTATTTTGGCTTCAAGTGCCTCAACTCTCTCTAACAATTCTTTATTTGTTTGGATTAACAAAGCAACCAATTTTTCATATTTAACCGCTTTATAACCATTATCTCTTGTTGTTACAACTTCAGGTAGAACTTTCTCAACTTCTTGAGCTATCACCCCTATGTCGTGACCTTCATTCTCATGAACTCCTTCCATTGGAATCCAATCGAAATAGTAACCATTGATTTGTTTTAATATATCTAAAGAATTTGGTATTGTCAACACATTCTCCTTTAATCTTTCATCAGAACTGTAGAATGCAATAACGTCGTTGGTTGCTCTAATGAGACCTGTCGTTGCACCTGCTGCCGTTCCAACACCTAAAGCGTTGAATTGAACATTTGATGATGTTGCCACCGCTTGACCGATTGATATTGTAACCGCTCCCGTTGCTGCACTTACCCCAACACCCGTACCAGCCACTGCTGAGGTTACGGCGGTTGAAAGATATCCCGCACCATTTGTTAATTGGTTGTTATTGGTTATTGTATTTGTAATCGTAACCGCACCTGTTGCACCTACGTTTGAACTTAATCCTGTATTTGTTGTGATTGAGGTTACACCCGCGTTTGTTAATGTCACTGTACCACCTAACGATGGTGTTCCACCACCACTCATACCCGTTCCTGCCGTAACCGTTATTGATGAGTTAGTTAACTTACCATTTGCAACGGATGCATCAACTAATTGTGAACCATTTATTGTTTTGTTTGTAAGTGTTTGTGTACCACTAATAGTTGCAATTTCAATTTCACTACCTAAAGGACCCGCTATCCACTTATCGGTTGTTGTATTCCATAAAAACGAACCCGATACCAATGATGCTGCGGTTGCGTCTCTAACAACCAAACCTGCATTTGCTGCTCCTGAACCATTCAATGATATAATATTATCACCAATTTCAACGGTTGTTGAGTTGACTGTTGTAGATGTACCTGATACAACCAAATTACCACCAATAGTAACTGTTGTACCATCGTCAGTTATTGATGAGTCACCCACAGTTGATGCGGAAGTAAATTTAACTACTTTATTGTTAGTACCTGATGTTGTAATTGAAGTTCCTGATGTACCACTTGTTCCTGAAGAACCGTTAGAACCTGAAGAACCTGAAGTTCCTGAAGAACCATTTGATCCACTAGAACCTGAAGTTCCTGCTGTTCCTGAAGAACCTGAAGTTCCTGAAGAACCATTTGATCCACTTGAACCTGAAGAACCATTTGATCCACTTGAACCTGAAGTTCCTGCTGTTCCTGAAGAACCTGATGTTCCAGAACTTCCGTTAGAACCACTAGAACCTGAAGAACCGTTAGAACCTGAAGAACCTGATGAACCTGATGAACCTGATGTACCAGCTGTTCCTGAAGAACCACTAGAACCACTTGTTCCAGAAGAACCATCAGAACCACTTGAACCTGATGAACCAGCTGTTCCTGAAGAACCACTTGAACCTGATGAACCAGCTGTTCCTGAAGAACCACTAGAACCACTAGAACCACTAGAACCTGAAGTTCCTGAAGTTTGTGAAGTATATGTTTGTCCGTTTAATTTTAAATCACCAAGGATATTAACGGAACCCGTAAAATTATGAAAGTCTAATGAATCGTTACCAAAGGTGTTTGATCCACTTAATGTAGACTCTGTCACATAATAAACAGAAGAACTCACAATATATTGTTGAGCTGTTAAGTTTCCGGTAACGGATAAATCACCATTTATTGTTTGGTTTCCTTGAAAGGTATTGGAACCCGTGGTTGCTCCACCAGCAACGGAACCTTGTATGGTTGCGTTAAGTGTACCACCAACGGTTAAACCACCTGTTATTGTTGCTGAACCCGATACCACCAAGGAACCGGTTACTACTGGATCAAATATATTCATATCTTATATTGTATTATACAACAATAAATACTTCAATATTTTTATTTAGAACAAAGAAATTTAAAATAATATAAAATTTATTTTGTCGATTACACTTTTTGATGTTATATTTTTAGAACATTCAAATTCTCTCTCTGTTCCTTTGTGAATTGGACACCAATTCCAATCTCCTGGGTTGAATTCGTGTGTTGACCAACAACCATGACAAACGTCTTCATTAATAATACGTGACACTCCACCCTCTAAAGGTTCTAAGTCGATATCTGTGAATCCTGAAATTATTACTGTAGGGGTATCGGTAGCCCAAGATAACCAACTTAATCCACTACTAATTCCAATAAATAATTCAGACTCTTGTAGTGTCTTCATAATGGTTTCTAAAGACCCAACAGGTTGTTGTGTAACCCCTTTTGGGTTTACATTACCCATGTACCCATCTTCTTCTTTTGATAACAATCTTACCTCATATCCTTTCAATATTAAATAATCAACAACTTCTTGCCAACCAAGTGGATTGTTCCAATATTTTGCCTGTGCGGTCGAATGTATGGCTATACAAACCCTTTTTTGTTTTTTAACTTTAAATTTCTTTAATTTTGGTTTTTTCTCTACATATTTTAATCCTAAAATATCAGAAGGTATTTTTAACAGTGGTAAACTTTTTGGGTCGTATGGGTGATATGTTAAATCAATCTCCCTATTTTGTCCATTTCCTTTATAAAAAACACCTAATCTATATAATGCATTGATGTTTGAAACACTAGAACCTGGTTCAACAAATTCAATGTCAGGATATTGGTCCTTAAATAAGTAATTGTGGAAAGTAGAACAAATAACCCTCACCTCTTTATCTATTTTGAATTTTTCAACATATGGCATGAAGGCTAACGTGTCACCAAGTGATTTACTTTCAAAACAAATAAACACTCTTCCTCCTTTAACCACTATCGGATACTCTCCGTAAAAATCATTATCAACACCCTTAATGGTTATTTTCCAATCAACATAATATTTTATAGCACATCTAGACCAATGATTACTTTTTAGGTTTGTTTGATATTCAACTTTATTATTTTTTAAATTAATAAATTTAACTTCGTACAAATAATCACCATCTTCTTTAATTTCAACAAATGGTCCATCAATATTATGAATTGACACTTGTCTATTTGTGTTGATGTTTTTTCTTGTTAATTTATTCTTTCTTCTAAATTCATCATAATCGTCTTTTAGGTATTCATCAAAAACGTTGAGTCCTTGGTAAAATACTTTGGCTCTTTCTCCTTTATTATATTTCCCAACCTTTAAAATTGATGACTCACCCCTTTTAATTGTATAGAAAGACTTAAAATCACCATAATTCACTTCAATCAAATAATCTTTGTCTGCTGGTTTTTCATGGAATCCAGAAAGAAAGTGAAAGTATAGGTTTTCTTGTTCGTCACCAACTAAATAGATTTGAAAACGAGCACCACCTCTATCCATACCGTCTCTGTTCCAAACCGCTTGAGTGTTTAATTCATTACTGTTTGCAATATATTTTGATATAAATATACTATCTGTAACCTCTTT